GATGCAAATGATCTTGAATCAAAGTCAAATGGTGATTTTGTGCTTCCTGTAGAATATGGAGCAATTCTTGGACGAATGTCAATAAAGTCAGCAGCTGATCCGTCAATGACGTTCGGAATGTCCTTATAATTCATTCCGTTATAACTGTTTACACTTTCAACTGTTCCACCGCTTTCATTTGTTTCAAAGCGATCAAAAACAATTTTGATTTGTCTTGTTGGTTCTGCTATACCATCTTTTCTAATAATTCTACCAAAATCTACATAATCTTCTCTGTGACCCCTATCTAATGTGTATGAATCTAAAATATTGGAATCACCAGTAACAATCGAACCTATTGTTCCAACAATTCCAGAAGTCATCATGGTGAATGATTCATCCACTTCAAATAATTTTTGATTCTCATAGACAAATTCTACTTTTGCTGCACCAGAAACAGTAGCAACCCTTGCTACCGCTCCAGATGATGCACCTACAATCTGCTCTCCAACTACAATATTTCCAGTGAATGTAGCGGATTGACTTGATACTGTGAATGATGGAAGAGTTGCTTCGCCATTTCCATTTGATTGGAAAACACCAAGAACTCTTTTGATATCTGGGAAGTTTAGAGAAATTTCTCTATCTTCGATTCTAGTTCCATATGGGAACTGAACATTTCCATTTTGATTTGGTCCATTTAATCCATTATCAAATGTAGTTGCACCTACACCTGCACCCGACAACTTGGATCTATTGACAATTAACTGCTCACATCTTTTGATTGTCTTTGATTTAGATAAGAGTTTGGTTCTCTTAGCGGTAAATGTAAGAGTTCCATTTCCTGTTCTTGACAGTCCTCTTAGGGTTAAAGCTGTTAAATTGGTATTTAATGATGCTTGTGCATCCTGTAAAACTTCAATTTGTCCTGTTTCCCAGGTTAAAGTATAAGTGGAAGTTGTAAATGGTTCAAATTTTAGATCATTATCCCCAAGGTCAGAAATATTGAAAGTAAACTCATTTAGATTTGTTATATTTTTACTTAACTGTTTTCTTACAATGCATGTACTGTCTAACAGATTGATTGAAGAAATATATTGGTTTTGAAGAGGTACTCGGAATCCAGGTCTATCGGACTGTTGTAATGATCCTACAATAACATCGAAATCATTTGTTGTCACAGTCTCAGAAAGTGTACCGTCACAAATACCAGTTACTGACGGAACCGCTGCAACAGTTAATTCACCTGCTGCTACGGCAGTTACTCTATTGAAGGTTGGAACAGTTCCTGCTTGCTTGGGATATGTGATAATATCACCTACTTTGACTAGAGATGTAAAATCACTAACACTTGTAGAAGTAACTTTTCCAGTTGAATGGTTAATTCTAAAATTGCTTCTTTCTTTAAATGCTTGTTTTTCTATGGACAGAACAATGTCTCCGGCAAAAGTAGATACCCCTACAGTTCTATGCAGTGACTTAACATCTGAAAAATCAAATTTTCTCACTGCGGTAATATTTCTACCTACCGAAAGACCATTAATTTCTAATGGTTCATTCAACTGAAATTCGCCTCTAACACCCGATAAAGACAATACAGTACCATTTGTTACTGCACTCACTACATAACCGCTAGAACCGCTATAAGCACCCTGTACAAAGGCGCTCTCAGGGGCATCTAGTGCCAAACCAACAGTAACATTTGTATATGTTTCAACATCATACAATCTCGCATCATATCTAGCAGTGGATGCTCCAACAACTCTGTTTTCATTGAAGTCAAAAACTCTTGCGTGACCGATTGTATCACCTGCTTCTGCTCTATTAGCTGCTAATCTTTGATCTTTAAGATTAACTACATAATTTTCAAATCCAATGGTAGGAGATCCATATACGTTTTCTACTTTTGCAATATTTCCAATTCTA